AGCCACAAACATGGCACAGACGAACAACTAGTAGAATATTATGAACAAGCGGTCAACCGCGGTTTACTTTACATACGACCTCAATCGCTTGTACGCCTCGTAATCAACCGAGACCGCCAAGAACGCGTCAATCAAAGACACAACCGGCACTTCAGGATTCGAATGTCGCGCACGCACGGCCATCTCCAGTACACGAGGTAGTTGATGATGCCGCGTATACGACCTACACCTGTCCTTGAACGACTCGAACTGCGCAGACAGCACCTCAGGCGAGGCGCCCGCCTCCCCTTGCAACTCCAAAAGCTTCAAAGGGTCAGGAGCAAAATACCCCCTGTCATCGAAGAACAAGAGATACCCAGAACTAAAATATATCACACTTCCCTCGATCAACTTAACATCAAGATTGAAGAGGCTCGACATCTTCGACGTAGCTAACGACATATTGGTGCCAGAGACAAACCACAGGACATTATCATCACCTTTTACTATGAAGAACTTGATATTTTTATAGCCGACCGACCTGCCCGCGGACACCATGTTGTATATTATATTCCCCAGCATCGTATCGGGCGCCCCGGACTTCATCTGATAATACGAGGAAAAGGCCAAACCCAACGCACGGCTAGAGACCCTGCCCACATATGAATCTTTGTGTATCTCGTTCACTCCAGGATCCAGACCCAGTGCCTCCAGCACGAACGCCTCAATAAGCCGCGCCAACAGATTCTGCGACTTATCGTACTTCCCAGAGTCCAACTCAGCGGCCACGGACGCGATCAAATGGGGCTGATTCTCAGTAAGCCACTCGGAAATCTGGTCATCTGACAGCCTGCCGGCACTCTTGAACTGAGGCCTCAAAGATGCATCCAGCCTCTCGAACAGCCGCCTGTGAACACTGGTGAACGGCGCTGTATCCTTCTTCGACAAACTCACTATAACTTGGGGCTGACCTAATTCATGTTGCGCAAGCGTACTTAACTTAGGCTTTATCCGCTTCTTTATAATCGTGTCGAACCTGTCCAACTCAAGCTCAACCATTTCCTGCGGACACTCGGCTTCCAAGGCCGTGCGGTACCTAGTGTCTTTGTTCGCGAGCCAGGCCATGTAATCAGTCAAGTTAAACGTTATCGGATCCTTCTCGTAGGCCTTCCTTAAGGTATCATTGTATCCCTCGACGAAACAATTTGAAATAAACTCCTCAGCCAACTCCTTCGCATAGCTAAAAACAGCAGTCTGCATCTGGAGATCCGGAGGATTAAAATTCCTCTTTGCCGATGCCATGATAGCATCCAGCAACGGCGTACGGGATGACGGCAACGCTGACGTCCGAAGCGGCATATCTCTATGCAACTGCTCTGGCGCAGAAATGTCCTTGTTGATCTCGACCTTACCATAGAACTCGGTATTGATGTTAACGTCCCT